CCAGCCGCACCGGCGCCACGCCACCGCCGGAACCCGAAGCGCCCGTTGGTCCAGCAGGCCCGGTCGGCCCGGCGGGTCCAGCAGGCCCGGTCGGCCCCACACCGCCACCACCCCCACCGCCGGTCCCGAAGAGGAATCGCTCCGGGGGCAGCGTGGGGAGGACGCGGACGCAGCTGGTGATGTCGACGGTGCCGCCCGCGTTGTAGGGCACGACGATGTAATAGACGTTGGCCGGGGACGCCCCGATGGTCTCGGTGACCCGGTAGGCGGCGTCGACCGGCCCGGTGGCAGGGTCGTTCGTAGCCGTCAGGACGACGCTGAAGTGCCCGCTCCCATTGAGCGTCACCTCCAGGGGTTCGGCGGCGATGGTGCCGACGCCCGACTGGTAGAGAGCTTCGGTGAGCTGGAGCTGGACCGTACCCGACTCCGCAGCCCCCGCTGGCGTCAGGTACGTGCCGGTCAGGGTGACGGAGGTGAAGGACACACTGTCAAGTGTAAGAGCTACTGCCCGATGTTCTCGGGGAGACCGGACGTGTTGCCACCGCGATGTTGGTGGTGGTGCCAGGTCCAGGTGCGCTCATGGAGCTTGCCGATCTTGTACCCGGCCGCCGCAATGCGCTTGGCGAAGCGGAACTCCTCCCCGGCCCGGTTGCCCTGGGTGTCGGTCCCAGGATCGCCGTCTATGCCGTCCTCGAAGCCGCCTACGGCCACGGCTGCCTCGGTCCGCACTAGGACCGTCACCGTGGTCTGATGCGGGTCCTCCGGGTCGAACTCACGATGCTCGTTGGCCGGGAAGGGATCGGTGCCGCCCATGACGGTGAACCAGCTGAACACGAAGTCGGACTCGGTGGCGATGGCGTGGGCGTGGAGCTTCTCCAAGTGGTCGACGTTCATCTCGTCGTCGTCATCGAGGAAGGCCACCCACTCGGTCCGCACCTGCTCCAAGCCCCGTGTGCGGGTCCAGGCGGCCCCGTACGGCCCGCTGTCGGGCACGACGATGATCGCCTCCGGCTGGAGGGTCTGGCGGGCAGCGGACGCCACAGCCCGCCCCACGAGGAGGTCGCGGGTGATGATGGTCGGGATGACGACGCTGATGCCGCTACCCATGGCTCGCCACCGCCCGCCGGATGCCTTCTTCGAGCGTCACCTTGGGGATGCGGACCGATTCGAGCAGCGCCGTGTCGGCCACGCGGGTCAGCACGCCCACCGGCATGTCGGGGAAGTGCAGGAGGTCGGTGGTGTAGCCCACCTCGGCCAGGCACATGCGGGCCAGCGTGTCGAAGTCGGTCCAGCGCCCGGTGCCGATGTTCAGCGGCCCCCGGAAGTCCTGATCGAGGCACGTCAGCACGGTGCCCATCACGTCGTCAATGTGCACGAAGTCCCGCACCTGCTTGCCGGTGCCCCACACCTCGAAGGGGTGCGCGTGGCGCACGGCCCGCTCGACGTAGCTCGGGAACGGGTAGTCGAGGTCCTGATCTTCCCCGTAGCCGCTGAAGGGCCGGAAGACGTGGGTGGGGATGCCCTCGGCGTTCATCATGCGGGCCTGGTACTCGCCCATGTACTTCGTCCACCCGTAGGACTGGTCCGGCTCGCCCCACGGTGGGTTGAAGTGGAGGTGGGCCTCGGTGAGCGGCGTGCCCCACTCGCCTTGTAGGTGGATCGGGTAGATGGCCGAGGACGAGAAGTACACGATGCGGCCGACGTGCGTGCGGCGTGCCCACTGGAACATCTCGGCGTCGATGGCGAGGTCCACCGACACGCCCAACGGGTCGCCGTCGATCTTGACCCGGCCGCCCACGACGGCGGCGCAGTGGATCACCAGGTCGAACTTCACGTCGCTGGTGCGGAAGAAGTCGCGGGCGTCGATGTGGCGCTTGCCCCGGATGTCGATGCCGAGCACCTGCTCCCCGGCGTCCTTGTAGTGCCGGTAGAAGTGGGAGCCGACGAAGCCCTTGTGGCCGGTGACGAGGACCCTCACAGCACGGTCGCCTTCAGCACTTGGAAGCCGTATCCGTCCGGGTCGGCGATCTCGTGCTGAAGCACCGTGAAGCCCGCCTTCTCGAACATCTCCCGGTAGCCCTCCATGTCCCAGGCCCAGATGTGGCACTCGTCGTGCGACTCGGCGTTCTCCCGTGATGGGCTGGACGCCACGACCGCCTTGGCGTTCTCGAAGATGCGCCGCACCATGGCGTGCGGGTCGCGGAGGTGTTCGAGGCACTCGGTGATCACGCACACGTCGGCCCACTCGATCGGGTCGTGCTCGAAGTCGCAGTAGCGCACGTCCATGCCGCGGCCCCAGCGACCGTGCTCGACGTTGGCGGGCATGAGGTCGTAGCCCCACAGCTCCACGTCATCCTCCTCGGTGACGGCCCGCAGCAGCTCGCTGATCAAGTAGAGCAAGCCCCCGTCGCCACAACCCAGGTCGACCACCGAGGTCATGTTCTTCTTGTTGGTGAAGTCGAAGGCGTAGCCCGCCGCCATGTACAGCCGGGCGTGATGCGCCCCTTGTTCGAGGTGCGGCGCGTGGTGACGCTCCCGATACCAGTCGACGGTGAAGGGGAACGGGGCGTCCTCGGGCAGGAAGCTCAGCTCCACGCTGCCTCCAATGCGGTCCTGATGCGCGCCACGTCCATGTCGAGCACGGTGGCGGCGTAGTCCTCCCAGACCGGCATGTCCTCGGTCATGTAGGGCCACACCTGCCCGTAGGTCTCGTCACCCTCGGCCTTCCCGGCATGCGGGTGCATGTGCTCGATCACCACGTCCGCCAGGTAGGTGAGGGACCCGGAGCGCTCGCCCCACTCCTTCCAGGCGTTGTCGAGGTACATGTGCTGCAGTCCCGGCGGCACCATGTAGCCCAGCTCGCCGATGATGCGCCCGGTCATGAACACGGCGGTGGGGAGGTTCGGTCCCTGGAAGAGGTCGTTCCCGTAGACGATGCCCGGCCGAAGCGTGAGCGAGTTGAAGATTTGCCGGTCCCACCAGCGCGTACGGGGCACGTGGTCGTCACCCATGAAGCCGACCACCGACTCGGCGGGCGACATCTCCACTATCGCCGGTGCGACTTCGTTCAGCCACGGGCCGATGCGCTTGGGTGGCCCGGCGATCATCTGCACGAGGTGGTCGCCCTCGACCTGGCGCATGATCACCTCGTAGTCGGGCAGCTTCTCGTCGTCCTCGTCCCCGAGGAACATCAGCTGCGCCTTCGCCTGCGTCTCCAGCCACGCCGAGATCAGGCGGGCGGCGTTCTGTGGGCGTCCCTTGGTCGGCACCAGCACCACGAATGACGGGTCGTCGGCACCGATCACTTCAGCCCCCAAGCCTCGGCCCAGCGGTGCGACTGCTTCTCGTACGTGTGCTTCTTCATCACTTCCTTGCTGTGTCCGGCCACGTCCTCACGGTATTGCTGGTTCTCGATCAGTCGGCGGATGCCGCGCTCCCATTGAGCGGGGTGCTTGACGATGCAGCCGATGCCCATTCCGTTCAGTCGCCGGTTGTCCGGCGTGCCGGTGGCGAGGGCGGGGACGCCCAGGCTGGCGAACTCCATCATCTTGAGGCAGGACTTGCCCCGGTTGAACACGGAGTCGACCAGGGGGACGATCCCGATGGTCGCCTCGGCCATGGCGGCCGGGTAGTCGGCGAAGGGAAGCCAGGTCGTCGCCGTGGGTTCCTCAGCAAGCCCTAGAGCGTCCTGTACGCCTTCGGGGCGCCCGATGACGTGGAACCCCCACCCGGACGACTTGAGGGCCGCTCCGATGGCCCCACGGGTCACTTGGAGGTCGTGGGGGTGAGTGCCGACCGTGCCGGTCCACATGACCATGTGTTCGGCCCGTCTAGCGTCGATCTGCAGGTAGGACGCTGGCACGAGGTTGGGGAGGACCCTCCCGTGACCGAAGCCGTAGAAGTCGGCCAGGACCGGTGTGGTCGTGGTTACCAGGTCGGCCCGCTTGCACGCCTCGGAGACCCAGAGGTGGTCGTGGACTTCGCTGTCGCCGTGGAAGGCGTCGTAGGCCCAGTTGTCCTTCTCGATGAAGCGAAAGTGGTCGTCAATGTCCACCACGACCCGGATGCCCGCCTCGCGGAGGAACGGGATCACGTCGGCCCACCAGCGACGGCCGGGACGCTGCATGACCACCACGTCGGCCTCGGGTCGCTTGGCGAGTCCCATCACCTTCGCTGTCGGCGGCGGCTCGGCCCGGTTGCGTAGCTCCCGCGGCCAGTCGGCCCACAACACGCTCGGCCCGGAGATGTCGACACGGATGTCGGCCCCGTCGGCGATGAGCGGCGCGGCCGGTAGGTACAGCCGGTATTGCGACGTGCCGTCGTTCTCGTTCCCCGCAGGCCAGATCAGGACGCGCATGCCGGGCGCAGCGTACTTACTCCGAAGTTCAGAGTGGTGGACGCGAAGCGCCCCGGTCCCCCCTCTGCGCGGCGGACCGGGGCGTTCGTTCCCCTTCTGTGTGACGATCTACTTGACCATGCGCGGCGCGCTGCCACCCTTGCGTGCTTCGGCGTGTGTGTCGTCGGCCAGGTCGGCGGTTGCCATCCCGGCCTTGCCACCGTCCTCGGTGTCGTCGTCCCCGTCGCCATCGGGGTCGAGATCGGTGGTCTCGTCGGTGATCCGCTTGGAACCCTTGCGGCGGCTGATGCGGTTGAGGTGCATCGCGGCCACGTCGGCCGGGTCCGGTGACGGCCCGTCAACCGTATCGTTGGTCTCGCCCGGAATCATGTCGCCCTCGTGGGTCTTGGCGGCGCTGCGGGTGGCGAGGTCGTCGTCCGACAGCTCGACGCCGAGTGCCTTGGCCCGCTTCTTGATGTGGGCGGCCGCGGCGGCCTTGTCGCCGTTGTAGGTGGCGAGGTGACCAAGCGCCGACTGCAGGTGGCCCTTGTCGGGGATGGGGAAGTCGCCGTTCGGCATCGCCACGCCCGTCTTCGCCATGTCCTTGCGGTCGGCCTCCGACACGAAGCGGTAGTCCATCTCGCCCTCGCTGCGGGCGTTCGGCTCGCCGGTCAGGCCCTCGACATCCGGGAGGTAGCCCTTGCCCTCGCACACCGGGCACAGGTCCTCGTTGGCCAGGACGCCCCTGCCCTTGCACTTCGGGCAGCGGGTGGTGCCATCGGGCTGCGCCACGCCATCGAGCGCACGCACGACGGCCTCGACGCCGGACCCGGCGCACTTGGGGCAGATGGCCCCGCTCTGCACCTGGCCGCTGCCGCCACATTCGAGGCAGCTGACTTCGTGCAGTCCCATGTCTTCGGAGCCAGCGGGGTCCGTCGGCTCCGTGTAGGTGCCGGTGCTCGGCCGGGTCTGGCTGTCCCCCAGGGTCCCGGCCCGCTCGCCGATGACTTCTAGCAGCGGCCCCGTCGACTCACCGGCCGCCCGGAACAGGGCGATGGCTTGCTGCACGTTCTCGGGCAGCTCCTCGACCTTCTCCTCGCGGAGGTAGTCCTCGGCGGTTTGGCAGGCGGCGTTCATGGCGTCGGCGATCTCGGTCGCCCCGCTCAGGTCCGCCTCCCGCACGCCCTCGGCCTCGGCGCCGAAGCGCACGGCGAGGTCCTCGGGCACGACGTGGAGCGTGTAGCCCATCAGGGCGCTGCGCCACGAGTCGGGGAGGATGTCCACGATGTCCTGCGCCCCGAGGTTCTCGGGCACCGGCACGGCGTCGTCGTCGCGGGTCTCCATCTCCTCGAAGTCCGCCGTGTAGTCCACGTTGGTGACGTTGCTGCTCGTGGTGGTCACGTGCTCGACCCGGAACATGTCGGCGAGGTCGGGGTTGCAGCGGAGCAGCATCTCCCTCCCCTGCTCGGGGGTGATGATCTGTGCTTCGACCAGCCCCCGGATTTCCTCGGCGCTGTACTCCATGATCAGGTCATCCTCTCGTAGCCCGGTCACGACTGCACCGGGGATGCTTCCGATTGAAACGGGGCTGAACTCCATCATCTGGGCCTTGGCGATGTTGCGCACGCCCGGATACCGCTTGTGCTTCTCGAAGCGGGGCTGGCGAAAGCCGAAGCTGAAGTCCGTGATCGTCCCGTCCCCGATCTGCGAGTAGGCCCGCAGGGCGTTCGGGACTGCGTTGAAGTCGCTGAACTGGCCGACCAGCTCGTTGGCCGAGCGGGTGGCCTGTGCCTTGACGGCGTGACCGATGGGGTCGCGCATGTCGTGTTGCCAGCACATGAGGGGCATGCGGTTCGAGAAGGACTCCTTGAAGGCATCCTGCCCGAAGGTCGTCTTGTAGGTGTCCACCGTGTCGTGGGGGAACTTCACCTGGACCTGGTGGCGGCCATCCTTCTCCGCCATGTCCCCGATGAAACCCTGCAGGGCGTCACGCAGGTACATGCCCCCAAGACGGGGCAGCATGAACTCGTCGGTCATGAAGCACAGTTTTCAGCAGCCCACGGCGCTGAATGGGGGATACTGGCTCCTCAGCTGGCGATGGTGGCGGAGCAGGTAGCGACTACCCGAGAGGGGCCGCTCGCCTTGTTCGCCACGAGCTGGGCGCTGTAGACGCCGTTGACGCCGTTCACCAGCTCGACGTAGTACCAGCTTCCGCTGGCGTGGCGGGGTGTGGTCACGCTCGTCGGGCCGGGGTAGTTGGGCACGTCGATATTGAGCGTGTAGGAGGTGGCGCTGGGCTTCTCGCCCGTCACGGCGATGGACACCGTGGACGGACCGGCCTGCAGTCGGCAGGAGGTGGGTCCGCCCGCAGCGAAGACGGGGGTCGCCAGCGACACGATGGCCGCGGCGGCAAGCGGGGCAAGGATGAAGCGCAGGAACTTGGACATGAGCACAGCTTCCTGTGCCGGGCGTCCTAAGTGGTGGATGCCTCCGGCGGGGCGGCGAACGAGTCGATGGCTAGCTCGTCGGGGTGGTAGTCGGGACCGAACCACCACGGCAGCCCGTCGACCACCGCCGGGTCCTCGCCCGCCAGCACGGCCTCGACATGCTGCTCCAGCTTGTCGGCCAGGACTTCGTGCTGATCGTCGGTTAGTTCACGTGCCACGTTTAAACCCTAGTGGGCGTAGTGCACTTTCTGGCGCATCCAGAGGACCGTGTAGCTGCCCTCCTGAGTGATGTTGTATACCTCCATCAGGCCACCGGTCACGGTCTCCTTCTCGCCGGTGTGGTTGCCGTAGGGGCCGATGTCCACCGTCAGGGCGCCGGGGTCGATGTTGTACTGGATGTGCCCGCTCCACACACCAGCCGAGTAGGTGGCCGACGAGAGGGGGTAGCTGAAGTCCACCGCCTTGCCCTCGGCGATCGCTTGCCTCCACGCTTCGAGCTGCCCGGCGTGGAACTCCCCGCCCTGGGTGCGGCGGTAGATGGTCTGCTTGGACGGCGTGGACTTGGTGGCGGCCATCTGGATGAATGTGCGCGCCTTCTCGGCATCCGAACCCGTGCCGGGGTCCTGCCCGGCCATGAGCTTGTTGATGGCGGAGATGAACGGGGTCTGGGTCTTGAAGCGGTAGTCATTCGTCCACGTCTTGATGGCGGACTGCTCCTTGGGCGTGAACGTCGTCTCGACCTTGGGGTAGCTGCCCGACCCACCGCCGTACCCGGCCGTCCCCGGCGGGTGGTAGGTCACGTCGGGCTTGGGTGACACGTGCGACGCCGAGGTGGTGATCTGCGCCTTGCCGTCCTGCTTGGACTCGGCCACCCGGTACAGGCCCTTGGCGATCCCCAGGTGCTTGCGCTGCAGTAGTCCCGAGGTCTGCTGCGCCTGCTCCTCGTGGTGCTGTGCGGCGGCGTAGAGGTCGGCCGGGGTGTGCTGCGAGTCCAGGGCGGCGTTCCCGGCGTCGATGCCGAGCGCACGGCCCTGGTCGTAGGCCCACTTCTGGAGGTCGGTCGCCGAGTCCTTGGTCGACGGCTTGGCCTTGTCGTGAAGGTCCGCCACCTGGGCGTCGCTGAGCGGCGCGTGCCCCTGGTCGATGAACACGGTGGGCTTTTCGTTCTCGGCGAAGTCGACCTGCTGCGCTGCTTCCTGGTAGGCGAGGTAGCGCGCCTTGGCCGTGGCCCCGTCCAGCTGCCCGTAGCCACCCGCCTTGGCGTAGAGCGTGCGGCTGTCGTCGCCGTTCGCCACGGCCGCCGCCGCCTCCGTCTTGGCCGCCTGGTAGGCGGGCAGCGCACGTAGCTCGTCGGGGGTGAGGGCCTTGCCGGTCTGGGTGTCGGACACCGTGATGGCGGTCTTGGCGCCCTCGGTGAAGCCGTGTGACAGGCCGAGTGACGCGGCCCGGCCGGACGGACTGATCCCCGTCTTGGAGCGGGCGGCGTGGACTTCCGCCTGCTTCAGCGCGTCCTCCTGCGTCATGGCCTTGGCCGTCGTCTCCCCCAGCTGGCGCGCCACGCGGTAGGCGTCGAGCTGCTCCAGCTGGGCGTCGGTCATGGTGGACTGCTGCGGGAGCTTCTCCTTCTTGCCCTTGTTGGTGAACTTCTCGGCCGCCTTGAACGCCTCCTCGAAGTCGGCCGGGGGCTTGGCCGTGGCGAGTGACCCGATGGCTTGTGTCGCCGGTGGGGCGTTGTGCGGGATGGTGATGTTCTCGGCGTGCACCGGACCACCCGGAGCGGTCGCGCCCGGCGTGTGTATGTACTGCGGGTGATTCGGGTTGAGCTTGGTGAGCTTGACGGAGCCGTTGGGCAGAATGGAATCCACCGGCGCGCCCGTTTTGTCGATGCTCGTAAGGGTGACCACGCCCGTCGACTTCGACACCGACTTCTTCTGAAGTTTGACGGGCACGCCCTGGTGGAGGAAGGTGTCGCCCTTCTTGAGGTTCTTCGCCTGCACCGTCGCCTTGGTGTTGCCGGTCAGCTTCTTGGTGGGGGCGCCGTGCTTGATGTGGTGGTTGGCCGCCGCGACGAGTCCCTTGGCGAAGCCGGTCGACGTGGCGTGCTCCTCGTGGTCCTGCGCCGCAAGCGACTTCTTGGCGCTGGCGTAGTAGGGCGCGGCCTTGGCCTTGATCTGTGTGGGCGTCTTGCCGACCTTCGCCATGTCCAGGCCGTACTCGAAGCCCTTCGTGTAGCCGGACTGGAAGTCCTCGGCGTGCTCGGGGTGCACGGCGGAGGGCGTGGCGATGGGGGGCGCCGTCGGCTCGACCAGCGCCGGTGTGGCAGCTTCCTCATCGAGGTTGTCCACGACCAGCTGCGGGTCCGACGTGATGAACGACATGCTGTCGCCCTCGGGGTCCTCGCCCGTGACGTGGTAGGCGCCGCCCATCTTGGTGACCTTGCTGACCGAGAGCGGCGTGCCGGTCGCAGGGTCGCTCACGATGTCGCCCGTCATGAGATCGGACGGGTGCTTCATGTTGTCCGCGCTCGCCGCGCCCTCCGCCGCCGGAGCGCCCGCTGGCGGCGTCGTCATCTTGTAGAAGTTGGGGTCGTTCATCATGGCGGCTTCGTTGGACTGGGCCTCCTCGCCGTACCAAGTCGTCTTCTCGAAGATTTTCGTGTTGCCCAGGCTCGACACCGACCCGTCGGCGTTCTTGACGAACTTCGACCCGGCGGCCGTGGTCCACGTGGTGCCCGCTGGCACGCCGACCCATGACGATGCCGGGGTGCTGGTCACCTTCTCGAACTGCGAGGCGGAGCCCTTGTCCAGGTGCTCCTCGAACTTATTGCCCGCCCCGAGCGGAGAGGAGTCGCCCGGCAGGATCGGGTTGCCCGGCGCCGTGTAGGTCCAGTTGAGGTCGCCCTCGGGGCCGTAGCCCTTGAAGTCACCGTTGGGCTGCTTGACCCACTTGGCGATGTTCGATTTGATTCCGGGCTTCAGCGTCCACGTCGGCAGGTTCTCGCGTGGGGTGCCGATGGAGTCGGCGTACTCGTGCATGCCCGCCGCCGCGGCCTGCACGTAGTCGTTGCCCTGCATCTTGTTGGCCTCGGCGTGGATCGCTTCTGCACTCAACGCGCTCTCGGTGTGCATCTTCATGGCCGTCTCTACGCCGACAGCATGTGGCGTGGGGGCGTTGGGGTCGGTGGTCTTGGCCGTCGGCTGCAGCTCGTTTATCATCCCGGCGTACTCGGAGAGCATGGCGCCGAGGCGCCCGGCTGTGGCCTCCTTGGACTCGTTCACCCCCGGCGTGCCGCCCTCGTTGTACCGCTTCACGAGGTTCTTGACCATGGTGTTGTGCTCGTCGGCGATCCACGCCGCGTCCTTGCCCGAGGCCGCCATGATTTTGTCCGACGACTTCGTTGTGATGAGCTGGTTGCCGAACGCCGTCTTGTAGTCGGGGTGCGCCTGGTGCTGCTTGGCGATGTTGAAGGCGTCGATGGCGGTCGAATGGAAGTCCGGCTCCGGCGACTCGTGCCCGGTGACTTCCACCGTCCCGTTCTTGCCGAGAAAATCGACCTGCCCGCTGGTGTAGGTGAACTTCAGCACGTCCGGGATGCCGGACGGCTCGATCTTGGAGACCGTTTGGTTGTTCACGATGTCGCCGGGGCGTAGGTCGCCCACCTCCTTCGTCTTCGGGTAGCCCGTGACGTGTGGCTCGGGTGTCGGCAGGGCGTCGTGCCCGTGGTGCTCCATGAGCTTGTAGTTCGGGAATACGAGGTCCGTGCCCTGTACCCCGTTCTCCACGTTGCCGTGCAGGTGAGTGGTGTCGTGCTGCACGTCCACCTTGAGCACGTGCATCTTGTTCGTCGCTCCGGGGGTCTTCACGATGTCGCCCGGCTGGATGTCCTTCATGGCAACCATGGCCGCTGCGCTCGACGCCTGCAGCCCGTAGGGGTGCGTCGCCAGTGCCTCGTCGTAGCCCTGGGCGGCGGCCTCCGTCTTGGCGGCCTCACCCAGGTGGTCCTGGTTGAACATGTCCTGTGCGGCCTGGTGAAGGTCGGCCGCCTTCTGCTTCGTCTCTTCGAGCTTGTGGCTGTCTAGGGCGAGGTTGGCGGCGGCCTTCTGCTGGCCCTTGATCCCGATGTAGAGCGGGTGCTGCGACGCAAGCTCCGCGACCGTGGGTGCCTTGAGGATCGGTGCGCTCGACGCCTGCGGGGTCGTCCAGTCCTGCACGCCGTAGGCCGCGCCCGGCTCGTTGTTCGCGGGAGCGCCCCCACCGGCGGCGAGGTGGTAGCCGTGCTTCTGGCGCATCTGCAGCGTCTTGAGGTGTGCGGCGTTGGCCTCGGTGTAGGTCTCGTGCTCCTTGGTGTTCTCGGTGACGTGCGCACCCGGCTTCATCGAGCCGTAGCGGGTGGTGTGGACGTAGTGGCCGTTCGGCAGCTTGTGGATCAGGGACTCGTAGAACTTGTTGGACGTGCCCTGGTGGTTCTCCAAGCGGGTGCCGACCATGTACTCGGGACCGCCCGACACGGTGGCGGAGGACTCGGGGACGGATGGCGCGATCGGTGCGCTCGACGGCTTGTCCTTTGCGTCGTGGTTGGCGATCAGCTGATTGACCGTCGCCGTGCCCTCCATGAAGTGCATTTGCTCGTGGTAGCCGGGTCTCGCGTTCGGACTCGCCACGGTGACCTTGTAGGCGTTGCCGTACGGGTGCTCGACGTAGACGATCTTGTGACCGCTTGGGAGGGTGTCGCCAGCCTTGAGTGACGAAACCTTCAGGGCATCGCTGACCCCGGCTGCGCCCGTTTCTACGGTGTCGCTGGGCGCCACCCCCGACCCGCCACTGGAGAGGAGCGGCACCTCGAAGTCCGGGTGCATCTCGGTCACGTCGGTGCCGTTGCCGTTGGTGTCCTTGGTCAGCACGTTCATCATGCCGTTGTGCGGCTTCGGCCCGGCGACGTTATGAACGACGACTTCCTGCCCATTCAGCGCGATGTGGTCGCCCTTCGACAGCAGCTTGACTGGGAGCGTGTTGGGCGGCCCGCTGGAATCGGGCTTGGACTCCGGCCCATTGAAGTCCGGCACGGCGCCGTAGCCCTGCTCGTGCAGGTGCTGCTGGCGGGACTCGATCACGGCGGTGTACTTCGAGGCGAAGTCCTGTGGCACACCGGCGGCGGTCAGGCGTGCGTGGAGGTCGTGGAGGTTCAGGTCGGATGCCTCATCGAGCGACTTCGCGACCTGGCCCTTCTGGATGCCGAGATGAGCGACGGCGCCGTAGCCGATCTTGCCCTGCTCACCTGCCGGGATGGACTCGTAGTCGGGGGCGTTGACTCCGGTGCCGCCCTTCTTGGCGTTCCAGTCGCCCACCTCGAACCCGCCGGGTCCCTTCTTCGGTCCGGTGGCACGGTAGAAACCACCGCCGCCCTGGTCGACGCGGACCACCTTGCCGTCGGCCGTCTTGAGGACGTTGCGCCCGTTGGGGTCGCTCGGTAGGCCGAAGAAGTCGTAGTTGGACGTGAGTGCGTCGATGCCAGCGCCTCGGCGTAGCTCCTTCTTGTCGGCCGCCGTGATGTTCTGCGGGGTGACCGGCGTGAGTTCGTCCGGCTTGCCGATCTCCTTGCTCACGACGGCGTAGGACCCGTTGTCGTGCTTGAGTAGCGTCACCTCGGGCACGTGGATACCGGCCTGGCGGTAGGTCTCGTTCACCGACACCTCGTTGTAAGCGTGCTCGGGGGACTTGGCCTCCTTGACGATGTACCGCGTGCCCGTCGCCGGGTCGGCGTACCAGGCCGCCGGGTTGGTGCCGGTCGGGCCGGACGACTTGACCATCTGGCTGAGGTCGTGGTCGTTGGCCGGGGCGTGCGGTGCTTCCTCGCTCGGACCCAGGTGACCGATCGGGGCCGTCGTGGGCTTCGGTGCTTCGAGCTTGGACTCTTCGAGCTTCACTGGGGCGTTCGCCAGCTTGTACTCCTGTGCGGCGAGGAAGCCCTCGGTGTTGGCCTTCTCTGTGCCGGGCGTCATCTTGTCGAGGTTGTTCTTGATGACGGTGATGTGCTCTGGCTTCGGCGTCGAGGGCAACGCCATGGCTGCAGCGTGACCCTCCATGAACGCCTTGTACTTCGGGCTGCCGGGGAGGTACTTGGTCGTGGGGGCGGGGGCGATCGGTGCTGCGGCGATCGGTGCTGCGGTGGGCTTTGCAGCGTGCGTCTCGGGCGCCTCCGGCACGGCGTCCCCTAACGCGATGGAGTGGGCGTGGTAGCCCGCGGCGACACCCTCGCGCTTGGCACGGGCCTGGTTCGCCTGCATGGTCTGGCTCAGCCCGTGGTGCTCGATGGACAGGCCGTGTGCCCACTCGCTAGAAAAGTGTTCTTGCTTGGCGTAGACGCGGGCGGCGACGTAGCCCTGCTCGAAGTTCTTGGCCCGCGTCGATCCCGGTGCGTAGTTGTGGATCGTCTTGGCCTCGGCCTCGAACCGCTTCATGAGCGCCTCGCGCTCCTTGCGCGCCTTCTCCGTGTGTGGCTTCTCGGGGGCTGGCATCGGGGTCTTCTCGCCGCCGGGGTGCTTGGCCTTCCACGCCGCGGCACCGGCCTCGCCCCACAGGTGCGCTGCTTCGGTGGCGGCCGATGTGTGACCGACGGGGGTGTACGGGTGCTCCTCGTGCCACTTTTTCCAGTTGCGGACGAAGATCACGGCAGAGGATCGCTCGCGGAAGGCCGACGCCAGCCCGGCCACTCCGGCCATGACGGTCTGCTTCTGCTGGGCGAGGTCGTGATGGGAGTGGGCGCGGCCCTCATGGTATGCCTGGATGGCGGCCCGCTCCTTGGCGTCCTTGACCTGCATCGGCTTGGAGATGGACTTCGCCGCCTCCTTCAGTGCCTTGCGGGCGTGGTCGGCGGGCGTGAGCACCTTCTCACCAAGTACGGCGTGGGTGGCGTTGCGCGCCTCGTCCTCGGCGTACACGTCGCTGTAGCCCCGGTGCCACTCGGCGGAGAGGTCGGACTGCCCGAGCTTGTCGTAGTGGTCGGCGTGGAAGGGCCGCTTGTCGTGGTCCCACTTCTGCTTGAGCGGGTTGCCGAAGTGATGGAGGTCCTTGCCCCACACCTTGCGCACGAACGGGGCTTCCGTGGAGCGGTTGCCTGCCGCCTCCTGCTGGGTGGCGTGGTCCTTGTAGGCCCGCAGCTTCCCGATGAGCGCCTCGCGGCCGACGCCGCTCGCCTGGTCGATCTGCAGCTTGACCTGATCGGCGGCCAGACGGGCCTGTGTGGCGTTCATCCCCTTCTTCTGGGCGTCATGTAGGCCGTCGCTGTATCCGGCCTCACGGGCGGCCTGAGCGCCTGGCGAGGACTTGACCTTGTGGTGCTGCTCCTTCGGCGGCGGTGGCGGTGGGGCGTCCGGCTGCTTGTTGGCGTGGTGGACGAACCCGGCTTCGAGTCCCTTGTACGTCGAGCGGTCGGGACCCTTGAGGCCCTTGCCCTTCGAGCGGGCGTTGTCGGCGGCCCTCATGGCGGCCTTGTAGTTCAGTCCACTGGCTTCAGCCTTGGCGGTGGCAGCGCTGAACGCCTTGTCGAACGCCGCCGCCTCCTCGGGCGAGTACGAAGCGAGGGGCGCCCACGTGACCTTGGGCTTCGGTGGTGGTGGCACCTCGGGGAGCGTGGTCATCTGGGCCATGTGTGGGAACTGCTCGTTGTGAGCGGCGATGGCGGCGCGCAGGACCTGGCGGTCCCGGTACACGCCCTGCACGTTCTTGCCCTCGGCGATCATGGCGTCCGCCTGCTCGGCCGTGGCCCACACTTGGCGATCGGTCTCGCCGTTCATGCGCTCGCCGTTCCAGGGGATGCCGCTGTCGTGGGCGAGGTAGAAGTGGTTCATCGAGCCGGTCCCACCGAAGCCGCCGGGGACGTGGCCGACGAGCTTGGGGATCAGCCCCGTCTCCTCCTCGGTCTCGCGCTGGGCCACGACGGCCGGATGCTCCTCGCGGTCAGGGTGACCCTTGGGGAAGGTCCAGCTGTAGCCGTCAAAGTGATTGAGCGGCTCGCGCAGCAGCACGCGCCCCGCGTTGTCGCCCGTGCCGAACATGACGGCTCCATAACGGCTGCCTGCATTTTGCTTGCCGGGGAAGATTCCCTCGGCGTGGAGGTCGCGCCCGGCGTACTCCCCCATGAACGGCTTGCGTGATGCGGCGTATGCCTTGTCCCACTCGCGTGCCTCCCGGTCGTACTTCTCCTTGGCGACCTTCTTGACGGCCGCACCGGCGAGTCGCTTGGCGCGCTCGATCGGGTTCTCCGGCTTCGGCTTCCACGTCGACCACTTCTGGCCGCCGCCCTTGCTCTCGCCCTTGGCGAACTTGGCGTCGTCGGCGTCGTCGTCCTTGGGGCGCGGGTGGGCCTGGTAGGGGTGCAGGAGATTCCACTGCTTCCACCCGTGGCGCGTGAAGCGAGCGGCGCTGTGCTTGTCGTGCAGGTCCATGCCTGCCCCTACTTGATCTTGGCGCTGCTGGTGTTGGCGGCGACGTGCTGGAAGACGGCGGTGGCGTAGCCGTGGCGCTCGGCCTGCTTCGGTGTCAGTGACGCCAGGCGGGCGTAGGCGAGCGTGTCATGCGTGGCGAGGTCGCTGGGGCGGTAGCCACCGAGCTTGCTCGCCAGGTCCGAGGTGGTGGCGCCGTTGGCGATGTCGGTATGGGCGTTGCGGTAGCCCCGGAGGAAGTTCTGCCGGTACGGGTGGTCGGGGTGGATACCCCCATCCGTGCCGTACCCGGCGGTGTCCGCTGAGCGCTCGGCCGGGTCGTCGGGGTTGGAGCGCGTTCCCCACGAGTACCGGTCATCCTTGGACGACTGCCCGACGCCAACCTTGGCGTGGCTGCTCCCGGCGGCGTGCGATGCGCCCTTGGAGTACGCCATCCCGGCGGGTGCGTGCTTGGCCTGATCCTTGGCCGCCCGATGTTCGGCGTAGGCGGAGAAGCCCTCCCGTCGACCTTGGTAGTAGGCGTGCATGGCGGTGTCGTGCACCGGCCCGGCGAGGTGCATGGTATGTGCGCTGGCGGCCATCCCGTGAGCTTCGTCCACCGCGTACTTGTGTCGCTTCGCCTCGCTCACCGCTTCGTCAAAGCCGCGCTCGTAGTGGTGCTTGTCCGCCTTCGCTATCCCGTGGGCGACGTACGGGTGCTCTAGGTGCCACTTGTGCCAGTCACGCGTGCCCTCGACTACGGCGTAGCTGCGGTTGCCGTGGTCGGCGCTCACGTGCTTGAGATGGACGCGCTCCGCCTCCTGCATGGCGTTGACGAGTCCCTCCTTGAAGCCGCTTTCACTCGGGCTGCCCCAATGCACCATGCCGCTGACGCGTGGGTTCATCGGAGCTGGCTTCGAGAGCTTCGTGCCGACACTGTGAACGTAGCTGTGCTTGCCGGACGCGCTCGGCCGCACGTTGGTGACGTGGACGTGGTTCCCGACGTGCGAGGTCAGCTTGTATTCATGACCGCCGTACTGCCACTCCCCCGACAGGCGCCCCTCCCGGATGGCCTGCTTCACCTTCTCGTGCTCGTCGTCGTGCTTGGGCTTCGGATGGTCCTCGTAGGGATGCTCCTCGTGCCACTTCTCCCAGTTGCGGGTCCCGACGACGGCCATGGTGATCCCCTTCGCTTGACGTGGCACCGGCGGGATCGGCTGCGCCGCCTGGTCCTCGGCCGCTTCGGCTTCCTCGGCGGCGACGGCGTGGTCCCAGTAGCCCTGGGCGCGTCCCGACTGCTCGGCGTGCTCTCGGGTCCCGTGCGGTGCGGCGTCGAGCACGGTGTCCATGGCGGTGTTCTCGGCCTTCACCGCGTTCATCTTCTTCTTGGTGGCCTCGGTGCGCGCCTCGTGGTAGCCCTTGGTGAAGTGGCGGAAGAACGGGTGCTTCGGCCCGTACCCGACCTTGTTGGCAGCGGTGTGGAGGTTCTTGCCCCAAGCACGGGTGTCCATGTCAGCCATTCTTGCTGCCCGTACTGGCGTCCACCTTGTATGGCGATTCGACCTTGGGGGCGCTCGGGCGCATGGCGTCAACGTATGCCTGGGCGGCGGCGGCCATCGGGGCGTAGGTCATGCCCGGCGGCATGAACGCCTGCGAGCAGCGGCAGTTGATCCACTCGCCGATGGGCGCATCCTTGTCACCGGGGTACATGAGCGTGGAGTCGCCGACATGGAAGGGAGCGGTCATCGGGCGCTCCTGGCCGTTGGCGACCCGGTGGTGCGGCCGGGTGCGCTGGTCCTCGTGGGACAGCCACACGTGCGTGCCCACCACTTCGGGCGGCAGCGTCGCCGCGTACTGGTGCTGCGCCTCGTTGTAGGCGCCGACCGTCTCGGTCTGGGCGATCAGCTTGGCGCGGGTCATGTTGGCGTTGTCGAACACGTCGTTGACCCGCTTGGCGATGGCGTCGCGGCCCTCACCGGCGGCCACACCGTCGTGCAGGGCCTGGGCCAGCTCGTCGGCGGTGGTGGTAGTGACGTAGTGGGCGGCGTTGGCGGCACGGGCGGCCACGACCGCTTGCACCTTGGCCTCGTCGCCTCCGGGCCACACGGCGTCGAAGTCGGCCGGTGTCGGCGCATGGCCTTCGGCCCCGGCGCTCCCAAGTCCGAGCTGGTGGGCGACTTCATGAGTGGCGAGCGTGGCGGCGTGCGAGAGGTGCGGCTCGATCACGTCGGCCGTCTTGCCGGTCCAGTAGGCCGTGTCGAACACACCGGCCGGGTCGACGGCGGCGGCTCCGCCGATCTCCTCGTCCGTCGGCGGTGGTGCAGCGTCGTCGTCCTCGGCCGCGCGGATGGCCTCGGCCGCCCGCTTCAGCGTCTGCCCGCCCCGCTTGCCCAGCAGCCGGTTCACCGTCGACCGGCGCTGGTCCTCGAAGAGCTTCTGGAGGCTGTCCGTCAGCGGGGTCTCAATCGTCCCGAAGTGGCGCATGGTGCGCGCCTTGACCGCTTGGCGGTGTCGGGCCGGAATCCCCTTGACGTGCCCGGATGGTACAGACTCGTGGTCGGTGCCCCTGTGGCGCACGCTGGGGGCCTCTGACGGCAATCCACGGGTAGAGGCGACGGCGTGCACGGCGTCGGTGATCGGTCGGCCGCACGATGCGCACTCCGAGAGGTTCCCGCCGACGTGGCGGTGCTTGTCGGCCTCCTCCAGCTCCTCGTTGATGTCGTCGGCCTGCTTCTTGGTCGGCCCCACCGGCAGGAGGTTCCCGGCCCCGGACGCGTCGAGGGTCGGCGGCCCGGCCGCTCCCCACTCCCCGACCCGCACGGCGGTGTCGTAGGCCACGGCGTGATACTCGCCGAGCATGTCGGCCGCCCGCTGGCGGAACCGCTCGATGGCCTGGTTCTCGTAGGAGGTGAGCGTCTTGTCGTTGGCGGCCCGGCGCATCTCGGATGCAGCGGCCTCGTGGGCGGTGGCGACCCGGCTGGCAGCGATGGAGTGGGCGTGCTCGTGGGCGGCGAGATGGGCGTCGGCCAGGGAGCGGAAGTGCCTGGCGGCGGTGGTGTGGCCCTCGATGGCCTGGCGCCACTTCGTCTGGGTCACCTCGCCCCCACTGAGCACCTTGCCCGACGCCTTCAGCGCGTTGGTGTGGGCGCGCTCGGCCTCCCGGAGGCGACCGTGGCGCTGGTACGGGTGTTCGAGGTGCCACTTCTTCCAGTCACGCACGGCGAGGTCCTCGTCGTCCTCCCGGAAGCCAGCGGCCTTCATGGCCTTGAGGAGCGACTCCTGCGCCTGCTGGAGGTGGAGGTTGGCCGCATCGGCGGCGTGCTGGGCCGACGCCAGCCTCGACTGCGTAGACAGGGAGACCGCTTGGACGTTCTGGTCGGCGGCCGTGGCGGCGGCCGTGCCGGTGAGTCCCTTCGCCGTGTTGGTCTCGGCGTTGTGCGCCGCCTTGTCACGGGCTTGGGCGAACGCCGTATCTTGGGCGATCTGCTTCTGGGCGGCCGTGAGGTTGTCCTGCGCCGTCTGGGCCGACAGGTGAGCGTTGTCGTACGCCTTCTGGGCGCTGTCGACGGCGTTGGCGAGTGCGGTCTGCTTGGCGGCGAGGGATGCGGCGGCCGATGATGCCCCGCTCTTGGCCGCGCCGCCCTTCGCTGCCTTCCCGGTGCCGCCCTTCGCTGCGCCGCCGGTTCCGGTGGTGGGCTTGCCGCCCTTGTAGTTGCCGCCGGTGCGTCCCTTGAACTGGCCCGTGGCGATGCTCGACCCGACCGTCACGTGCTGGTTGCCGTAGAAGGGGTGCCCGGCCGAGTAGGCGCTCCCGGCGGAGGCCGGTTGTCCGGCGGCCCGGATGGCCTCTTCGAGGTCCTCGATGGCCCGGTGTCCCTTGATCGACTCCCAGTGCGCGACGGCGGCCGCGGCGCGGGCGCGGGTCGAGGGGTGCACGTTCCCCCCGCCCGCAGCCCAGCGCTTCACAGCCCCAATAGCGACGGCGATGGCGGATGACTCACTGTGCCCGTTGCGTTCGAGCGCCCGGACGATGGCCCGCACCATCGGCGGCAGGCCGCCCCGGCGAGCCACCCAGTTGTCGGTGGTCGATGCGCTCAGCGGAGCGTCGTTGTAGCGGACCGCCTCGGCCTTAACTGGCTCCATCGGACGCGGCCTCCAGTGCCGACTCGTTCTCGTCCAGCCAGGCGTCGAGGTCGTCGCCGGTCTCGTAGACGCCTCGGATGGGGATGGCCTCCACGAGCGTGATGGGCTGCTTGGCCTGGGCCTCCTCGGGTGTCGCCTCCGAGTCCGTCGGTAGCCCGGCCTTCACCAAGGCGTCGGTGACGTGGTGGGTGCAGCACGGCACGGCGTCCTTGTCGTGGTCGATGGGGTCGACCAGGCGGGTGGCCGGGTTGTCGCACATGAAGCACGTCTTGTCGTCGTGGTCCCGGTCCGTCAGCCCGAGCACCGGCGCCCGTGGCACCTTCGGCCGGTCGTAGACCGTCGTGGTGGCCGCACGCAGCCGGGAGAGGTGGTCCGCTACGTCCGGTGCGGGGAGGGCGGGCAAGGGCCGTGTGCGGGCTTCTAGGACCCTCTCCACGCGATCCGTGAAGGGCTTGGTGACGGTGGTGGTGTCGATGGCCTCCACGTCGATCACGGCGTCCTTGGGCGACCGCACGACGATGCGCTCCCGCTTGATCCACTCGGCGGCCCGGAAGGGGTCGTCGTAGTTGTGGGTGTTCAGGGGTCGCTGCTGGTAGCGCAGGTAGGCGGCGATGAGTTCCCGCTTGGACACCTCGATCGGGCCGGTGTCGGCCGTGTCACGCACGTGCCCGGCCTCCCAGATGACCTTGCCCCGGCTCAGGCCCATGCTGGCCGTGTGGTGGCGCTGTGTGCGCGTCCCACCCGCACCGGTCTGGCTCGACTCCTGGTCGATCGCCACCGTGTCCGAGTCGGCGTCCCCGGTCCAGTCGGCGGCCGGGATTTGGAGGACGTTGGCGACCTGCTCCGGCGTGGCGACGCCCGAGTTGATCACGTCGCCGATCATGGGCGGGGCGAAGATGGACGGCGGCTTGAGCGCCTCCACCTTGGACAGGTCGAACCAGCCCACCTCCTCGCCGATGCGCCCGGCCAGGCGGAGGTTGATGTGCTCCTGCAGCTCCTTGATGTACGGCAGGGCGGTGATGGTCCAGAAGTTGCGGTACTCCGAGTCGGCGTTGGAGTAGGTGCGCTGGCTGGCGTTGCCGATGAGCGACAGCGGGACGCCGAGGGCGACCGTTATGTCGATCTTCGCCTCCTTGGACAGCTGGATGAGCGAACCCTCCACGGCGGTCTGCGCCAGGCGCTCGACTTGGACTAGCGGCTTGCCCGAGGTGTCGGTCTCGTCGGCCTCGGCCGTGGCGAAGATGGTCTTGCCCGTGTTGTCCACGCCCGTGAACGACGTGAGGAACTGCTCCTGCCACGCCCGCTCCTCCCCGGCGTCGTCAAACGGCGGCGTCACGACGAGGGTGGTGCCGACCATGTTGTTCTGGAGCATCTTGGTGAAGTACTTGTCCATGCCCATCGCGATGTACGTGGGCAGCTTGGCGGCCGACAGCGGCGACTCGGGCTGGCGTGGGTCCATGAGCGACTGGCGCCAGCAGTACACGACCTTCTCCGGCGTCATCTCCTGGTCACCCTTTTGCGGGGTGGTGTAGATGTACTTGTCGAAGTAGGTGGGTCCGCCCATGGTGGAGACGGGGGCGATGCACGGCGCGACGAGCGGCCACAGCGCGACGATCTGCCCGTTCTTCCCGCCCGTCAGCTGTGCCTCCCAAGCGAAGCGGCCGTAGATCACGTACTGGCAGATGCTCCACACCCAGAACGCCAGCGAGGACGTTTCGGGGTTGGGACCGCCCGGAGCTTGCGGCGTGCCCGGACCGAGCAGCTGCACGAGCGGCGCCGTGGGGTCGTAGTTGGCCGGTTGGCGCGGGTCGATGCCCGCCCGGAACTCCAGGCCGCCGATCGTCTGGGCGATGGCCTGCACGCAGCGCATGACGTAGGTGTTCCCGAGGTATGCCTTCTCCCCGAACGCCTGGATGTCGGCGTCGAGCGCCATGGGGTTGCCGGGCGACACCCAGGTGACCGGTGAGGTGGCGGCGACCGGCCCACCGGCGGCGACCGGCTGCTGCATGAGGTTGCCGAGTCCGGGCGTCACCAGCTTGCGCCCGGCGGCTCGGTACATGAGTCGCTGCAGTGGACTAGCCATGTGTCAGGCCGTGTGGCCGAGGAGGGTCGGGTATGCCCAGTAGTGGGTCTGCTTGGTGGGCGGCGGACAGTTGTGGGGTTGCGGGACGGCCCGCACGACCACCCCGCCGGTGGTGACTTCGGTGTCGACCTTCACGACCAGGACTGATCCGCAGCCGGGGCACGTCGGCGACTCAGCGCTGGCGGCGCTCCCGGTAGGCGTCTGCGGCAAGTTCACTTAGTTCCTCCGGCGTCATTCGTGCAAGCAGGCCCGGCAGGAGGGACTTACGGCAGTACCTCACGCCTGCAGCAAAGCCTATGCAAGCAGTAAGGACCGGCAGGAGGATGGTGACCCACATCACCGTCATGCCGACATCTCCCCCCGAAGCACAAGCACGGTTCCGGGGTCGATGCTCGGGTGCGGGATGACCCGCAGGCACAGGTGAGCGGTGGCGGCGTTCAGCATGTCGAGGTCCTCCAGGGAGCAGTACACGTCGGCCACCTTGAGGGCGGCGATGATCTGCTCGACGTTCTCGGTGGACAGCTTCACGACCACACCAGGACGGACTCGGCGTGCCACATGCACCGCCGCACGTCGAACTCTGGCCGGTCCACCATCTCGTAGGTGACGGCCCCGAAGCGGCACTGGGGTCGGCGGGCGACGTACCTTCGGAAGTCCCGCTGCACACCATCCAGGAGTATGGGGTTCAGCATCGCCGGGTTGGACACCTGCGACACGCCGATGAACTCCCGCCATCCGACGTGGACCGTCATGCCGGTGAGTCCTCGCCCAGGAGCTTCTCGGACTGGTCGAGGTGCTTGTCGTAGATGGCGTCATGGTGGTCTTTGCACAGCACCATCGGCACCGGCTCCTCGGCACCCATGCACGCCGTGAGCTTGTACTGCGCGCTCGCTTCGCACTGGCCCGCCTCACAGATGGGGAAGATGCGGCCCTTGACCTTCTTGGGCTTCGGAAGCGCGGGCACTCCCCCACCGAACCATCCGGTCATCCGAACTTCTCCCCATAGTGCTGTTGTCCGGTAGCCCGCGGTCCCCGGCCGACTCGATGTGACACGATCGGAGGGCCATCGTAGATGGGCTTCGGTGTCGGCGGCATGGCAGGCCGGTTCTTATCTAACTCCTTGTGCAGCCAGGCGTAGCGGTCCTTCACCCACTGCAGCATTACGCGTTCCTCGTGCTGCATGCGCCATAGGGCCTCCTCGTAGTCGATCTGGCCCTCGTCCTTCACCAGCCCGAGGTGCTTCAGCTCGGTGGGCGAGATGGCGAACTCCCGCAGCGTGGCGTTGCGTTCAGAGTATTTCGCCATCAG